GACACGGTTTGCCTTCCACAGCCTCCGATGTATGATGTAGTACGATAATCGCAGCGTTAGTCGCTCTAGCAAGGTACTTCAACTCCTTCATAATCGCCCTCATAGAGGCGAACTCTTCGCCCCCGTCAGTGGCTACATCCATCAGGTTATCTACAAATATCGCTACAGGAGGACAGCCCCACAATTCTTCAAATGCCTGAACCTCTTCATCAATATCGACAAGGCTAGGGCTAGATTCAAATGACCATACAATGTGACTACCTTTAGCAAGGGTAGCCCTAGTCCAACCTAAGTCATTTTGTAATAGATACTCAACGTCAGTTTGATTCTTACCACTAATCATTGATGCTAGGCGCATAGCCATAGTATGTGCATTGGTATCTGCTGAGATGTAAAGGGATGGAACTTTCATCTTAAGTGCTAAACCTAGGGCTAGTGTTGACTTACCTACACCTGGCGTTCCCGCCATCATTGATACTTCTGCCCTACGAAATATAATCTTATTAGTTTCAAATGCTTTAAAGACAGAGGGCAATGGCTCTCCGCCTATATCAGTTCTACCAACTGACCTTGCTAATGTTTTCATCTTGCTCCTGTCTTAAGTTGAAACCACCTACCACCTTCCCCGAATAGCAAGTGGTTTCAATTCTTATAAGTTATTAACTAACTGGTTTGCATTGAGTCGCGCCCATTGGTTGTGAGCAAGACCAAAATGCATATGGCTTTCCTGACGCTTTACTTATGCCACTTTTCCACACCCGCGGTCCGTGAATACAAGTAGGGGATGCTTGCTTTGCCTGGTCTGGTACGGAGGAGACTGGTGGCTGCGTGTCTGGAATTGAAGGCGGCGTCACTAAAGGGAGTGTTGTATACGCTGCCTGAACCATCTTAGCAGTTGCTGCTATTTGTGTTGAGTAATTAGATACGCCCTCAAGTAATACACTGAGTTCATCAGCAGTATTAGCACGGACGTTAATCATATCTGCATCCTTAGATGCTGATGATTTGATGGAGACTTGAATCTTCCAATCGTCGTTGTTCATTTATTCTCTTTCGTAAATGTGCAGTGTTCTGTGAGTCCACAGAAACTACAACTGGATAGGTTAGGAAGAAATATACCAGCCTTGCGAGCCTTATCAAAGCCCGACACTAAATATTCGAGCATATCTACGGTATATCTACTTAGGTCAATCATCTCTCCTGTCCCAGAATCTCTGGACATCCAGTAGTTTCCTTGATTGACTTTTACGCCAAGCATCATCTCTAACCCGACTTTATAGAAGCCAAGTTGTAGGTCAGATGTTGGTCTACGCGCTGATGTCTTAAGGTCAACGATAACAAGTTCACCGTCAACCTCAAAGACACGGTCAATCACCATCTTCACAGGCACGTCTGCGATGACAGGATTGAGTTCTATTTCAATTGCTCTAGCCCCTTGAGGGGTTTTCCAAATCTTCCAATTCTTGTTGCTCTTACGCCAAGAGATGTAGTCCTCCACCCACTGTGGCCCTTGCTCGTTCCACCAAGTTGCATCTTCCTTATTTGGATTAGCCTTGGTAGACCTACCCGCAACGCGGGCTAGAGTTAAATCAATGTCCTTGGTTTCTTTTGCCCAAGCCTTTGTCCATAGTTCATTAGTCATTTGCTAGGTCCCATTCCTCAGTTGCTGCGTGGAATGCACGACCACCTGCAGACCAGATGCTTGGCTCTTCAGGCAGTTGTAGTAGTCGACCTAGATAATACTGATACCCACAAGTCAGGTATGTGGTGAATGCCGAGTAGGATATATGGGCTGGCAATTCATAGCCCTGTAATTGAATCATAGTTGTCTCCTGTCAGTTAGATACATAACCCCTTTATGGAGGACAGGAGAGTACTCGACATATCGGGGTTATGTAATATTTAGTTATATATATTATAATATATATATTATATAAGGGGCTTCGCCCCTATATATATTATCTATTATATATAAATTATACACACAATGTCAAAGTTTTTTCCAAACCGACACGCCGACAAAAAGAAAAAGAACCCCCTTCCCAAGGTGATTACCTTAGGTCGGGGGTCTTATGGTCTTAAATCGCCTTATACGGCGTTTAAAGGTCTACTCTGCGCCTCTGCCAAACTCCTTAGCAGATGGGTCAAGCCACTTCAGAACTGGTCCGAGGAACCCTGCTAGGGCTGCCATTCCGAGAGTCTTCAGGTCGGTCTCGCCCGCTAGATAGAGTGCGATTGCAGCAGATGCCGCAGCACGGAACCAAGTCAACGATACTTGCTTTAGTTGTTCCATTAGATTGCCTTTCGTTTTGTATTGTGAACCTTGCAGCAGGTACATACGGGTGGCAAATTGCCACCTTTTGCTACCTTCTTCTTTGGCTGAGGCTGTAATTTAGCCAGAGCCTGATTCACAATCTTTGGTTGATTCAGCCACCAAAACCAGGGGCTAGTGTCGCTACGGTGAGTAGCATTAATAGAAATATGTAGATGCCGAGTGTGAGGATTACTACCCGTATACTTCCTATTGCCTTCTTTGCGTCTGGCTCTTGACCAAATTTTTTTATTGTATATAAGGTAATCCACTCGTTCATCTTCTTTAAGTTTCTCAAAGATGACAGCACAATCAATACCGCCCTCAGGGTCGTGAGTCAAATCTACTGCTAGGCCAGTGTTGTGGTCCGAGTTCGGACTGGCTTTCTGATGCGCTAGAGAGGGCAATAATCCGTCTGACAGTTTCTTGCGCTTCGGAAACAACGCTGTCGCTTGACGGAGTACAGCAATAGCCGCAGGACTCGCGGCCTTCACTACAGGTTTCATTCATTTCCTCAATGCTTCCTTGACTAAATCAGTTAGTAGTTCTACTTTTTCTTCGAGTAAGTTAACTTTATCCTTAAGACTTGAACCCCCATTGGGGCGTAGTTCGTATAGATAATGCTTGACCATCCAGCGCACAGCGCCAGCAAATCCAGCAACTAAAGTTAATATGGCTACGGCTAATCCAGCCCAGTCAGCAGGTGTCATTACACAGTCCTTATAGTTATTTCCAGTACCCCGCCATATCCCGAGAACCCTCGGTCAGGTGGAGTGAGTCGAGTAAAGTTAATTTGTTCAATAACTGCCTGACGAGATTCACCAGTAGTTAGGTCTTGCCAAGTGACAACGTCACCATTTTCTTCGATAGATTCTAGTGAGGATAATCTATCAAAGGCCCTGCCTTCATAACCAACCATTACGTTGTATTTATCTGTCTCAACATCGAAACAGTAGACAGGAAATCTAATTACTCGCTGACGAGGTGTAGCAATAGTGGCTTTAATTTGATAGCCCTTAAAGACTGGACCTTTAGTAGGGTCCGTATCATCTCTAAATAAGTCAAACTTATACGCAAGATACTCTTGAGCATTGAATGGCTGAGTAGTTGTAACTTCTACTGGAGCAACCGTATCACCATAAGAGATGACATCATAGATAGTTCCACCTTCATCAACCGTATTCAAGGTCATAGAACCATAAGTGAATTCACCCCGCCCCAGCAAACGTTTAAAGTTCTTAGGTTCCAGAGTGTTGTAACGAATGTAACCCGTAGTCAGGTATCCGCTTACTGCTTTCTCTGTTGCGCTTTCTAGGTATGTTGCACCAGGAACGTTAGCCAAAGCAGTAGCAGATGTGACCGCTGTAGATGCTACGTTAGTTGCTGCCTTGGTGTAGGAAAATGTTGTGGTTGTAGCAGCGGTAATTGTGTAGGCAGATGTTGTTGAATTGAAGGTTGTATCAACACCCTGAATCCATATATCATCGCCAACTTCTAGGCCGTGAGCAGATGCTGTAGTTAAGGTTGCAACGTTGCTAGTTAGTTGCTTATTAGTAATTGTTCCGCCAGCACTATTGGCAGTTGATGAAAAGAATAGTTGGTCAGTTCCATTACCAAAAGCACAAGAGGTTGTCAGGTGCCCTAGTAAATCACCATAGTAAACATCGCTTGCGTAAGCAAATACCAATGGTTCAAGTTGCTGACTTAAGTCAATACGAGTTAGACCAGGGTATCCATCTACCCCAGTTGTTGCCCAGATGTAGTGGTCACGGGAACAGAAGTCATAGACTGGTTGGTCAGTTTCTACAATCAATGGACCGTAGTTAATAGAGCCGTCAACATCTGAGACTACGGCTACACGGATACCTTTGTTGGTACCGATAATCATATAACCTAGGTAATAGTGAATCTTATGAACAATCTCGCCCGTTGGAAACTCTGCTGAAACTACGGCCTGAGTTAAGGTAGGCATTAGACCTGCTGTTGACAGCGTAAATTTAATAATTGTAGATTGAATACCGTTGTAACCAGCCACATAGATAGCAGCACCTGAGGCTGCGATAGAGGTGTAGATATGAGATGTAGATGGATGGGTATAGAGGGCAGTTGGGAATGAACTTGCATTGGACGCAAATTCATAGACCGCATTGTTGACGCACATAACGATACGCTCTTTAACAAAATCCATTACTGCATTAGATACAACTATGCTCGGTGATGAGAAGAGAGAGACTGCTGCTGTAGATGAGTTGCCAGTTAAAGGCTTCTTGTAGACGGTAGCCTTTCCGCCTCCGCTAGCATCGTTAGTAACCCAATAGGAAGTAGTACCATCGTCACATATATCATAAACAGGAAAGTCAGTAGCAGCATTGTAGTCAATAAAGTCTGTAACATTTCCCGCAACATCGATTTTATCAACATCATATTCATCTTTTAATAGTACACCCTCAGTGTTATTCCACTTGATAGAGCGTAGTCTTTGGTTTGCACGTCCACTGCTAGTCAATGCGCCAGTGGTAAGATGCTCTGAACTTACTGAGTTAAGCAGAGTTACCTGTCCTTGAGTCCAGACGTCTACGTTACGACTGTCAGCAAAGCGATACGCACCCTCATTAGATACTAGAGCAGGGTCAAAAAAAGTAATCCCCGCTCCATTATGGAACGAGGATTGACTTCTAATCCACCAACCTGTGAGGCTCTGCTCACCAGGTTCTGTCTGGTTATCAAATTGTTCTTTACGGAAAGGGGCAGTCTGACGAATGTAAGGACGATTATCGCTAATTGCATATATGAATGGTTGCCCGCCAAGGGCTACGTCATAAGCAATGTCAGTGTTTTGCCATACGCTTGTGTCGGAAACTACACCAACGTCAACAGCAATCGCTCGCGTAGCCCTGCCCTCGGTGATATCTCTCCCAGCCACTTATTCTCCTTGTTGCTCTTTGAGTTTAGTCTTTAAATGTTCATTAGACCAATACAATGCATAGTAGTCATAGTCAACGCTAAAGCGTTTCATATGCTTTACTAGCGCCCCAGTATGGGCGTGTAGTGGTATGCCTGCCTTCTTCATACGGCGGAAGAAGATAATATCTTCGCCGACAAACTTACTATCATCAGCATCACCGCGTTCCATAAACATAGACTGTCCTGGATATGCTTCTCGCATCTTAGGAACAATAGACTTATGCATTAGGACGAAACCAAAGCCTGCTGAGTCACACTTGATGACTTGGTTATCAGGTAATGGGTGGTGATAGCGTACTTGGAATTCATCTACATCATCAAACAAGACAGGGAACGGGCGCATTAGACTGCCCTCATTCTCTTTAGATATGAAGTAAACACCACTAACTACAGGGCGGTTAATCTTATCTGCTGTCTGCCAGAGTTTCTGCATAGCCTCTAGGTTTAATACTATGTCTGAATCTACCCATAGTATCCAGTCTGTCTTTAGTTTATCTGCCCAGTAGTCAAAGAGTATCTGGCGTTGTCTGCCTATCTGATTACCCTGAACACGGATAGATGTAGTAAAGCGCATACCATTGTTAGGACCAGCAATGACTGCTGTCATTAGTCCTTCGGTAAACTTACCATCGGTGTTGCCGTTATCGCACCAGCCGATGGCTACTGTCTCTTGCTTTTGTATCATTGTCCCCTTGCTTTCTTTACTTGTTTAGTGCTGCGATTTCTTCTGCTGTTAAACCAAGTGCTGCAAGTTTAGCCTCGGCGCTAGCCTTAGCCTCTGCCTTAGCCTCTGCTGCTGCATCATCTAGCGCTTTCTGTGCAGCATAAGCAACTGCATCTGCTTCGCGCTGAGCAAGTTCCTCAGCCGTTAGTTCTACCTCTGTGGCTACTCCTGTTGAGCAGTCCACTACGAGTTTATGTGTCATTGTTTTCCTTTCTTAGGAGTTTTTGATGCCGTATAAGGTGGCGGTTGAATATTGCTTCAAATTGGCTGAATTACTACTTGCCAATTTGATACTGGTAATTGCTGCGCTGTTAGACCATAGCATTGCATTTAAGTAAATATATGCAGTTGAACCATTATTTTCGTTAACTGTATCACCTGAAACTGATTTATTATTTGAACCAGCATAATTGGGAATGTATATCTCGCCATTTCCAAAGGTATTTGCTGTGGCAGTATCACCATTGGCAATAAAAAACTGCCTTGTGCTACCAGAGGTAGAACCAGCAGACGAGCCTGTTCCATAGAATAATCTCTCAGAATAACTGGAAGTGTTAGAATTGAAAGTCACTTGTATTTCATCCCAAGTTAGGCTAGCAACAGTTCGTAATGAAAATTTTACAACTAAATCGGTATAAGTTCCAGGTATGCTAGTGAACTCTATATTAGCCGCCCCACCGCTACCAACTGTTACTGTGGCTATTGCTTTATAAGTAGTTGCCATCTATGCACTCGCAATTCCGTAGAGGGTAAAGGTTGAGCCTGTATTAAAAGTGTTAGGAGTTGTTTTTACATCAATAGATGTAATGGCAGATGTTGAACGCCATAAACCGACTATTGCATCAACGCCTTGTGTCGCTTGGTTTGCTCTGTTAATAAGAGTTTTATACGTTGTTGTATTGCTGTAATTTTGTATAGAAGCCAACATTAAAGCAGCATTGGTATCTGGATAGCCTGCTATTGTTAGTCTTATGTTACTTGCACTAGATGACCTAGATGAGGCTGCTGTAGAGCCGTTGCCACTAAGACGAGTCCAAGAATAATTAGTGCCTGTATCCCCGTTAAATTGGCAGAAAACATCACTTCCACCTGTTGATGCACCTAAAGCAATTAAAATTAAATCTGTATAAGTTCCAGGAATAGAACTAAATGTAACTGTTGCCGTAGCACTACCAAGTGTCTGCGTTGCTATCGGTTCATAAGTAATTGCCATTGGCTATGCCCCCTTTATGCCGTATAGGGCGAAGTGTGAGTATTGGACAAAATTTGTTCCAACATTTGGTGCAATTGTTATTGTTGATACTGCGGAAGTTGAACGCCAAGAACCTGAATTAAAAGGTAAATAACCTGGTTCAGTTCCTGTGTTATTAGTATCATATCCACCTAATAAACGTATTGTTTTGTATTTATTTGTATTCGCATAATCAAGTAAATCTAAAACACCAACTCCAAAAATACTTGCAGTATGTCCTGATGTTGAAATTCTTCCTATCTGCATATTCGCAACAGTTGCATCAGCAGTTGCGCCAACAGCAGAACCATTTCCGTATAACATATGATAAGAATAGTTTGTTGCTGTATCAGAATTTAAAGTTATTTTTAAATAATCACCACTTGAGCCAGACCTATCATCTCTTGCAATATACCTAATCTGCAAGTGCGTATAGGTAGCAGGTATAGAACTAAAAGTCACGCTAGCAGCACCGCCACTACCAACTGTTGTGGTAGCGATGGATTCAAAGTCGGTAGCAACAAAAGCAGTATTACCTGCCAGCATACTCCCATAGACAGTTCTGCCATTCTTTACAGAGTTAGCAGATAATTTATAGACAGGAGTCACTAGACTATCTCCACTCCAGAGATATGAAAGTTAACGCCAGTAGTAGAAGCAGAGCCAGTGATGGTTGCTGCTGGGCTAGTAGGTGGGATTACCTGCTTCATATCTATCACTGTAGTGTCATAAGCACCAACAGATACTGATGATGCTGAGGTTACAGTAGCAAAAGCCAGTGTAAAGTTAGCAGTGCTACCAGTAGTATTAGTCACCAAGATATTGGTAACAACTGTTGTAGTTGTAGTATTCGGTTGTGTGTATAGGGTTGTGCTTGTTGTTGCTGCTGCTGTTCTAGCCAGCGTCTTTGATGTTACAGCCATTAGTTACTGTACCTTTCTGTTTGTTTGTTAGGATAGTAAAAGTTTTGCTTCGTCTTCGGTAAGACCTAGTCTGTCTAGCAAGGCTGCCTTTTGGGCGGCCTTTGCTGAATCTTGTTCTGCTTTCCAGGTATCGTATTGGGCAAAGCCTGCTTCATATTCTGCCTTAGTAATTGGCTCACACTCTAAAAATTGTATGCCTTCATATTCTTCGCCCACTTGAATATAACCGCCATTTGGTATAAGCATTGATAAAACTTGATTACACTTTGCCATATTATGCACCTATCTCTAGTAAAGTAATTGTGCTCATCGCATCATCTATCTGAACATAAGCGGCATTGGCAGCAACATTATTCTTGAATTGGGTTTTGTAAGTAGTGGCAGAGGTTGTAGCAGGTGAATCTTTGTAAGCCGTAGATAAAGTTGTGCCAAATTGTCCAGTTGTTGTAAAATTAATCGTTGCCCTAGTTGCTATCAATGAGATTTCGGTAGATGCGCGCATTAATCTTAAACCAACACCGCTATTAACATTTCCATCTTCTGTAGCAATTCCATTTTGATTTACCAAAACTAAAATTGTGCTTGATGCTAAAGTAGGAGTTATGGTAGCAGTTAAAGTTGTATCTGTATAGGTGGTTGTAGCGTTTGTTGTAAATGTTGTGGTTGTTCCAGTTACCACCTGCAACACCTTGCCACCACTAGCAGGAGCAGACCACTTCAACCCTGTCGTTTCTCCAGAATCAACCGAAAGAAGGTAGCCTGCAGTAGATGCTACTGCCAGCCTAGAGAAAGTATCTGCACCTGTTCCAACTACTAAATCACCTTTGGCATCTATAGCAGTAGCCATAGAGTTAGTAACTGTTACCGTGCCTGATGTACCACCACCTGTGATACCAGTACCTGCGGTAATCCCGTTTATATCTGCGGCAAAGTTATCCGCAAGTGTTCTTGCTTTTGTCATTAGTATGCTCCCATTATAGACATTATTTCAACAGAAGTTAAATCTGGTTCTGGTACTGCAGCCCAGACTAATCCTGTTGCGGTGCTTGAGTCAGCCTTGAGGAAATATCCATTAGTGCCAACTGTTAACTTGCCAGGGGTATCTGCTGAGGTTGCTACCAGTATGTCACCTTTAGCATCAAAGAGTGAGTTAGGTATTGCAGTAGCAACATCAAAGGCTGTAAAGGTAATAATCTCAATTACATCAGAGGCAGCAAGTGCTGGGCTAAAGCCAGTAATGCTTGTGCCGTTAGTTGCTGTGTAGTCCTGAGCACGAACCATAAGCACACCGTTTAGGTATACCTGCTCTTTGCCTGTTAGGTAGGCAAGAGTATTACCATTGTCATCTACACCAGATACGCTGGTTTCTCCGCCAGATAATGTGTAGCGATAGCGGAACAAAGCAGCAGTAGATGAAATACCGCCCCAAGCAGTTCCACTCCATACAAACATTTCATTGGTGACTGTGTTCCAATATAGAGCACCAGTTAGTAATGGGTTGCCATCATTGTCTAGCGTAGGTGGTGTTGACTTAGCACCTAGGTATCTATCATCAAAGTCATCATAAGAAGTAGCAGCACTGCTTGCTGATGTTGCTGCGCTGTTAGCGCTGGTCAAGGCTGACGATGCTGAAGTGCTTGCTGAGTTAGCCGAGGTAAGTGCTGAAGAGGCTGAAGTGCTAGCCGATGAAGCAGATGTTGCTGCATTGGTTTCTGATGTAAGCGCATTTGCTGCTGATGTGCTAGCCGAGTTAGCAGATGTTAAAGCGCTGGCTGCAGAAGTACTGGCAGAGTTAGCAGAAGTCAAAGCAGAAGAAGCAGATGTGCTAGCAGAAGCAGCAGATGTAGCAGCAGCGGCTGCATCACCTACAATGCTTGCTGCGCTAGCAGCAGCGCTAGCAGCAGAAGTAGAAGCGCTGTTAGCAGAAGTTAAAGCCGAGGAAGCAGAAGTAGCAGCCGATGAGGCCGAAGTCGCTGCAGCAAAGGCTGAGTTAGAAGCCGTAGTAGCGTAAGCAGCAATGCTGGCTACAGAGTTAGCAGCAGTTGTAGCATCGGCAGCAGCAGAGTTAGCCGAAGTTAAGGCCGATGATGCTGAGGTAGCAGCAGATGATGCTGAGGTAGCAGCGCTGGTTGCGCTTGTGGCTGCTGCTGAGGCACTCGTTGCCGAGGCTGTGGCGCTATTAGAGGCACTTGTAGCGCTGGTTGCAGCACTAGCAGCACTGGTAGCAGCACTGGCTGCTGAGGTTGCTGCAGCCGTTGCTGAGCCTAAAATGCTATCTACATAATCTTTAGGGGTAGCAGAGGATGAAATCATACCTGCGCTAGACAGACCTGTAATGACTGGGCTACCAGAGATGGTAGGGCTAGTTAAAGTCTTGTTGGTCAGGGTTTGGGTAGCATCAGCAATAACTACCGTACCTGTTGTATTAGGTAGGGTAATTGTGTTGTCCTGTGTAGGGTCAACTACAGTCAGGGTAGTCTCATAAGCATCAGCCGTAGTACCTTCAAATACTATGCTTGCTTCAGCGCTAGGTGTGCCTGTAAGAGTAGGGTTAGAAATTGTAGGGCTGGTAAGAGTCTTGTTAGTAAGAGTCTGTGTCTTAAGAGTTCCTACTACTACACCTTCGCCAGATGCAATGCCGTGCATTGTGTGAGCATTACCTGCTCCATCATTGTAGGAAGCATCAGCCTCTGCGTGTAGGTTGGCATCGCGGTAATCTCTACCGATAGCCATATGTCTTACTACTGCACCTGCTGAGTGTGCTTGTGCAGATGAGCCATCAATGGCTCTGGTTATTGTAAAGGTATTAGTAGATACCGCCGTAGCATCTACAATTTCTTCAAGAGCAGTATCTGGGTCAATGACTAAAGTAAATGTGGTGCCTGCTGGAATGGATTGACCACCAAGTAATGTAGTGCCACTTACAACAGTCATAGAGGTTGTTCCCGCGGTAATGGCACCAGTCAGCGTTGATTGCTGGGAGCGAGAAGAGTATTTGCGAGTTGTCATTCAGGTTCCTATCGGTTAAAGCGAATGCGGGGAGGGTACTGACCTTGGAAAGCGGATATTTCTTCTCTTAGTCTCTGTTGATAGAGAGCAAAGAGTTGACGAGTAGCATTGTTAGATGAACCAAATGGACGCTTAGCGTCAATCTCATCAGCCTGTGGGCTAATCTGAGAAGCACGTGCTGGGTCAAGATAAGCAAGTAATCTATAAGCAGCACCTAGAATTATTACATCTCTTGCTGATTCAGGGTATCCTGTCTGAGTTGTAAAGGTTTGGCTATTAGATGTAAAGGCTTCTGGTTGGGTAACATACATAATTTTAACTGTACGTCCAGGAGTAATGTAGTCATAGATACTGATTGTCTGGCTTCCAGAACCCCAGTAAGTTGATTCAGCCAACGGGTCAAAGTCATAACGATTGACTCTAATCCACTCTAGGGATGGACCAACATCTTGCCACATTACAGTCAGGATAGATTCGATATTAAGATTACTTAAGTCATAAGTATTTTGAGCAGCATTAAATGTGAACGTAGTCTGTTTGATAACCATCAACTGAGTTCCGACTGCTCGGATAGTATCGTTGATAGCCTTCTTAACTACATATCTAGGAAAGATTGGAGAGATAGTTACTTTGGTATCAACAGCAGCAGTTGAGGCAGTAGTGCCTAGATAACCGCGACCATAGGGAGCAACAGTTGCAGTATTAGCAATACGGTCAAATGAGTCAACCCACATCAACTCTTCGCCTACCTCAAGTACACCTTTGCCCACTGAATCGGTTGAGGCTAGGCTTAGGATTGTAGGAGAAGAACTAGGGGAAGTTAATGTTGTTACTGCCGCAGTCAGATAGGTAGAACGGTCCTGTTGATAGGTATAACCTGAGAGGTTAATTAAAACCTCATCAATCATTTCGCTAAGTGTTGTCACAGGTCAATACTCCTTAAGGCATCAGTAGGTGAAAGATTAGTTGTCCCTGCTAGTTCATTACAGATACCACCAAGAGCCTTGAAGTCATTAGGCTGACGATTAGCATCTGCTGCTAGGTTTAGTGCGCCAATAAGCGCCTTACCTGTTGTATTTGCATAGTCATTGGCAGCACCAGTAGCAGCCAAGTATGAAGTCAGCGCTGGATATGTCCCACTATTTGCTAAGCGATTTAGTTCGCTTGTAAATGAACTACCTGCTGTGCCTGTCGCCATTACTTACCTTTCTTACGCAGTACCGCTGCATTATCTACTAGGTTTGGATACGGTCTACCTGCAGCCTTAGCCCGCTTTTTAGCGGCAGTCTTCTGTGCTGGTGTTAACTTTGTAGATTTCTTCTTTGGGTTCTTTGTATCCCAGAATGCTTTCTTCTTCACCATTTCACCTTATCTGCCCAGTAAGCAGCAGACATCTTTCCTTTGGCAATGTTCTTTGAGTGGCGTGCTTTAAATGATGCACGCTTCTTTTTCATTCTGTCAGACTCTCCAGCCTTTGGTTTGCCAGCAGTCTTAGCACCTTGTTCGCCAAAGCGAATAGTCTTTACTTGGCTGCCTTCTTTAGCCACAACAATGTGTGACTTCTTTGGGTGGCTAGGTGTGCGCTTAGGTTTATTGAAACCTGATACGCCTGCTCTCTTAAGCCTTGGGTCTGCCTTGTTTGCCATATTCCCCATACTTTCCTAGTGTTGCTCTTACTGTTCCATTTTTGTTTAACCGCACCACATATCCGTCTTTGATTTGCACGGAGTTAAAACCGCGGTGCGGTTTCAATTGTCCCGATGACATTGTTATCGAGAGAATCTGCCAGATGTCCAGCGATAAACTGGTCCAACGCCTGATTGGTCTTCAAACTTACTACGCATCCGAGCAAGACCTCGGGTACGAGGTGACAAAGTTGGTGATGGAACATCAGTTGTATATGCACTACCACTAATTGAACCGCTGGTTTTTGTCATTCCGCGCTTTGACGACAACGCTCCTGGTGCTTTCTTTTCCATTAGTTAGCCTTTCCGAGTCTACTCTTCTTTTGATTAATGCTTTTCATAGGCTCTGTATTTTTAACACGGTTTTCAAATAATTTAAACTTGCCAGCAATGCCAGGATACTTAGCCTCAAGATATTTAACATCTTGCTCTGCTTTTGCTTTCATTGCTCTTTCTTTATCTGTAGCAGCAGGCTGCCCAGCAACTTCTAAAGCATAGATATAATCTTCTGGTTGAATATTGCCAGGTTTATATCCTTGCATTCTACGAACTTTAGCCATCACTCTGTTCCTTTTCCATACTGAAAACCTTTAATCTTGGGAGGGTCCATCTCGCGTCCACCAAGTTTAGTATTTGGTTTCTTTCTTGTTTCTGTATTTCTATAGAGGTCAACAACGTGAGACTTAGCGTTTGAGTCAGTGATTCCAGCAGCCTTACGGTGGGCTTTGTAAAGTTTTTCTAACGCAGCCAATTCGCTCTTAAGATTCTTTTTATCTTTAGGCGTTTCCGCTGTATCGATAAGCCACGACTTTCTATTTTCATATTCGCGTTTGTTCATTGTTATACTTTCTATAGTTAGAGTAGTTACTTCTTAGCCTTACCCTTAACCTTTTTCAGGTTGGGGTTTTTCTTCTTGGCTGCTGCAGAGGCTTTGCGGGCTCCAGATGCGAGGATTGCACCAGCACGTTCCATCGACACACCTTGCTTCTTGGCTATCGATTTCTGTGCTGCCTTGAAGCCCATTCCTTTTTTTGCTTTCATTACTTCTTCTTGCCCATCTTCTTCATTGCAGCCTTCTTCTTAGGTGCAGCCTTCTTCTTGGACATCTTCATCATCATCGCTTTGTCTTCCATCTTCTCAGCCTTGGCGTACATCTTTGCTGCTTTCTTGCCCTTTGCTGTGTATGGGAATTTTTTTTCGCCTACCATTGGCATATTATGCTCCTAGTTGATTAAGTACTTCTGCTGATTTTTTGGTTATATGTTTTGTTGGTGCCATCTTGCTAGAGTCATATGGTTTACCCAATATCTCGCTAGCCTTTACTGCCTCTTGAATCTTCTTCATAGAAGTTCCAGCGGGCTGAATGCCTTGGGCTCTCGCCTCTTTGTAAGCATCCAATTCTTTATTAAATGCTTTAGTCGGCATACTTCTACGACTATCTGCATCTCCAGCATTCATCTGTAAACTTAAACCCTTGCAGCCAAAGCATCCTTCAACTGGTTCAGGGTGATGTTCCCAATGTTTCATATCGCTGTAAAGTTACTTTCTGTTACTCCTACACCACCAGCAATAAGTGCTGCCTTAGTAGCGTCATCTACTGTGTGGTTATAGCCACCAGCATACACCTCAGGATAATCGGTTAACGAGTCATCAAGTGCATATCTAATCTGTTGATACGCTCCAGTGGTCGGATTTCTTACTATCGTAATTCCTCTATCAAGTTTATAAAACTGAAAGAGTCGTTGAACGCCAGTGAAACCCTCTTCTACTGTTGGTGTAACAAAAAGCCATTCAGTCATAAGTCCTCCTAATGAACTCACCCCGAGGGGTAGGTTTCTAGGCCTACCCTTCAGAGTCAATCAACTAGAGAGCAGCGATTGAGGAGCCTGATTCGATACGATACAGTGCTTCTTCACGATAACGTGCAAAGCCGAGTACGCCGTACCAGCCCATTGGGCGGAAGCGCATCAACTTATCGGTTACGTTTCCGATAACAATGTGTGGCTCTTCTGCAACAGCCTCAGCAAGTGCTTGCTGTCCGCAGAGGATAGTATCAAATACGCGTGTTACTGGAGTTACGGTTACAACTGTTGTTGCAGTAACTGCAGCAGTAAAGGCTGTATCTACAGTAAATGTAGTGGTTGAGCCAGATGTGCTAATTGCAGTAATCTTGGAACCTGAAGCGATACCAGTTCCTGCAACCTTGTCGCCTACCTCAGCACGAGTTGCGATGACAGCAGAAGAAGCAACACCGAAGGTGAAGCCTGCTGATGTACCTGCAACGGTTACTGCGGTTGTAGCGAGAGCGGTCTGGTCTGCACCATCTTTAGCATTTGGCAAACGAGAAGACTCAACAAAGAATGCTCCTTCGTAGTCGCCAATTTCTCCTGCCCATACGTTATTAACGGCTGGGTCAGAGTTAATGTGAGCAAAGTTCCAGCCTAGGTTTCCAGACTCTGCACGCAGGTCGTGGGAAACTTCTGGGTGGATTCCGCACCAGTAGTAAGAACCACGGCGAGCCTTGGCCTTATTAGCACGGAGTTTAGCAACAGCCTTACGGATGTCTGCTGAATCAATTGTCGCTGCAGCAGAGATTGTGGCGGTGCTTGTAGCGGTTGAACCGCTGTAGATTACGTTAGTTCCGCCAGATAGAGTTGTTGACACAACAGCATCGATAGAATCAGCAAGGTTGTATGCAATGATGTTTGCAATTGCTGGGTCTACGTCTGCTAGTGAGAATAACTCAAGAGCGCGGGTTACTAGAACAGCATTACCATACTCGTTAAGAGTAATGGTTACAGATGTTGGAGTTGTTAGAGCAACTGCATCTGGGTCAACTGTTTCTGTTAGTGTTGAGGTCTTCTGGTCCAAATCAACATAGCGCTGTAGCACTACGGTTGAGCCAGGAATTGCTTGACGGGCAGGACGCTTATCTGCTACAGAACGAAGTAGTGGTTCTGAACGGAGAGCGAACTCGAGAAGACGGTCATACGCCTTCTGTACGAGACCTGCGCCACCAACTGTACCACCGAGAGATGTACTCGCGGTTGATGTATATTGTGACATTAGTTTTTAGTCTCCTTGACTATGAACGGATTATTGTTGTGAGCGCAACAGACTTAGAATCTCTTCTTCCGAAGATGCGTTATTAAGACGCGATTCTATGTCTTGCGCTTTGTCGGGAGTAACCGCTCCCTGAGTAATGATGTCTTGGCTACGCAATGTAGCAAGATTATCTCTATCTATTTCAGGAGCATCTGACGTTTTAATTCCGAATAAGTCGGCGTTATCATTGAGCCAGTTATTCACTGCCTCTTCGTTAACGTCCTCTAGGTCTTTCATAATTAAACGCGCAGCCTTTTGGTTTACGCCCTTCTTTTCTAGGACTTGACGGACGGTTGATTCTTTCTTCTCTTTGAGGAATCCCTCAAGTTGTTCAGAAAGTTCCTTGATACGTTTCTCATCTGACCTTTTGGCTTTTCTTAGTTTCTTGACTAAGTCATTTCCATCTAGGCTATCGTTGGTATCTAGTTCGTCTTCTTCGTCTTCCCAGTAGTTGTTGCTCATAGCAACCACCCTTCTATTCGTTGTTAGTCGCAAGCCTCAATGACCACGCGGGGACTGTGGGTTGGCTCTTGCTATCGGTCTGTTACGCTGGCGGGGCCGATGGGTCCGCTCAGGATTCTCTTTTAGAAAGCGCGATTTGCTCTGCGCTGTGATGCAAGTCCGAGTTCTGCTCGTCCTGCTTTGCCACTATATCGGGCCATTTCTTGTTCGCCTAATAATTCTAATTGCTCAAGTTCTTTTGCAGATTGGCTAATAACGGCCTTCTCTAAACCTACTTGACCAATGTCTTCAACTTTAGAGATTCCAGAAAGTTTACTTACTTGAGGAAGTGCTCTAGCAATTTTGCTAAATTGAGGTGTTAAAGAGGCATAGGTTTGACCACTGCGAGCATATTCCTGTGCTCGGCCTAGGTCAACTCCACCGATTCTATTGATTGCTCCAAGACCTTGCTGCTCTGCAGAGGCTAAAACTTCAAATGTTTCAAGTTCATCAACCAATTCATTGACACCCTTTTCGCCAAGAAGCAAAGTTCTAGCAAGTTTTGTTTTATCAACGGTTGGGAAGAAACGACTAAAAGTATCTTTAATAGCCTTAGGAGCCATATCAATACGTTGATATGCTTTGGCTATCTTCTCAGCAATAGTAGTAACCGAGTTGCCTTTGCTAATAAGTTCAGTTGTAAAGTCATCAGTTGCTAAATCTCCTAGATTGGCCTCTCTAAGAACATCCCCCATCTTTGCCTGAGATACAACATACTCAGCAATGGTTGGAACAAGCACTGGCTTACCTGTAAGTTTTAAATCTTGAAGTGCGTATATACCTTTGAATCTATCAGTAAATGGTTTCAAAGCAGGATTGTTACGAGCATCTTGAAGTGCTAAATTAAATGATTCGTTTACATCAGAACCAGTTCTGTAGAACTTTGATACCACATCATAAAGTGCATCTACCCAAGGTTTGGCTGCTTCAGCAGCACCAAAAAATAGGGCTAGACTGTTTTTGAATTGGTCTCTACCTAAAGAGCGTGTGGTACTAGTTGAACCCAAAGTAGAAGTATCTGAAATAATTGGCTGAGATGTAGATACTGTTGATACAAATGTATTTACAGGTGCACTAGATGTAGCAACAACACTAGAATTAGCCCAAAGAGTCTGTCCTTCAGAAACTTCGTTTCCAGCATCATCATAATATTTTCCATCATATAAATAAAGGTTTTCACCTTTTGGCCCAATTCCTGGTTTAACTTGAAATTTAGTTCCAGTGTATCCTGAACGAATAGAGGCTTTTACTGGATTATCACCTTGAGCAATATAATAGTCGTATGCTTTTTTTGCGGAAGCAAGATTGATAGCCGAACCTGCCCCAGTGGTTCCTATTCCGCCCTCAAGTCTTGCTGTTTGATATTCTCTTTCGGTAAGCGTTAATCCAGCAGTATAAGAGTCGCCATAGTAACCAGACTGGTTTATGCCACCACGAAGATTATAATATTCTTCAGGAGTAGGTGTTCTAGTTTTTCCAGTTTTTGGGTCGGTTACTGTAAAACCAGAATATGCAGCATTAGCAGCAAGTGTGCCTTTAGTTTTAGGGTCTAGTTTATCAAAGGGAATTGCTTTAAATTCTGATGCTGTAGAATATGTTGCAAGATTTTCTGCTGCCCTAATATCTTTTAATGCTTCTACACGTTCTTGAGTTGTTGCGCCGACTTTAACGGGAGTAGGAGTTACTCCATAATATTTTGCGGCTTCTGGGTCAACAGCAGCAGCACGAGTGCTTAACCTAGCAGCAGCCATTTCTTGAAGTTTGGCTTCGCGTTCTTCTTTTAGTCTTGCTAATTTTTCTTCGCGTGTTTCTGCCATTTATACTCCGAATCCTGCAACGCGGGCAAAGCCTGTTGCTAAATCGCGTGCTCCTTCTATAGCCCAAGTTGCTCCATCAGCCTTGGGGTGCAACTTAAGATAATTATCCCAGTCAGCAAGGCTGCCCATTTGGGCCTTACCTGCTGTTCCATCTGGACGAATAAACTTATCCAAATCTGGGTTATCTAAATCAATTGTTGCTGGGTCAATATCCCACCATTTAGCCATTCGACTTATATAAGGTTGCACTAAATCTAAAACTGTAAGACTAGGGTTTGCTCTAAGGCGGTCTCCAAATAATGGATAAAGTTCTGCAGCCTTAGCATTAAATTCTTTTTGTAGGCTAGTTAAATCAACTTCACCTTTGCTTAGTTGAACTGCATAGTTAGCAAGTTCTTTCTCACTTAAGTAGCCTAGGCCATTGGCCTTGACTATTGACCTCAATGAATCAATCTGATTGATAACTGAGGTAGGTAAAGTCTTTGGGTCCCCAATATTAACCTTGGCCCATAGGTAGTTCTTAGCAAAAGCGTTAGCATCAAAAGCGCCACCACTGACAATTGTTTCTTCTGTTCCATCTGGACGAACTACAACTTTGGTCTGCTTACCGCTAGCCTTTGCGGCCTCTGTTAACTTCTTATAGAAGTCAGCAAGGTCTTGTTCTCCGAATTGGGCGAATGGTCCTTGCGAAAAACCAATTGCTTTTGCAGCCTGACTTAGGATTGCGTCTGAAGCAAACTTGTCATAATCAGTATAGGTAATCTTTGTATCGCTGGTCTGAGGAGCATTCTTTAATTGAACCTCCAAGATATCCCAAGGGGTCTGTTTCTTACCCTCTTTGTAAGAGGCTACTGCAGCATCTATGAGGGTATTGAATACAGTTTTACGGGCTGCGTCAGTTGGTTGACGATTCTGAACAGCAATAACATATTCAGCAAGTATTCGTTGAGCAGATTTAGATAGAGTAGAAAAAGTTTTCTTAATAATCGCAGAATCTTTTTTGACCAAGTTGCCATTTTTATCTGGCATCCAGATGTAGTTAATAACTTTTCCTGAGCCTTTGGTACCAAACTGGTTACGGATACCTTCTACATCGCCAGCAGGAATATCCCCTGCTTCTCTATATCTAGTCATTACCTACCTCCGTAAGTTGGTCATTTAAAAAATATCTATCAAATAGGTTTGCTAATTTTGGGTCCATCTTATCAATGACGGATTCAACGTATTGAGTCCAAGCATTTTTTACATATGTTTTACTTCCGTCTGGAGCATCTTTAAGAAGTTTTGCATAGTCATCACGATACTTCATCATTGCCGCGGCATCTGTCCAAAATGGGGTGTTGCCGTGCTTTTTCATAAAGGCTTCGTTGTTAACAATCTTAGTTAAACCCCAAGCATATTTGAAAGCAACATTCTCGCTTTTTCTTAGGTCGTATTCATACTTCCAGTCTGGGCTAAATTCACCAAGTTGAGCAGAATAGTTACTAAGAGCATCTCGTAATACCTCTACTGAGGCATAACTTGCATATCCTTTTTCTTTAGCAAGTTTATTAAGGTCAGCCTTGTAAGCGCTGTAAGCCTTCCATACTCTACTTACTTCAATGTCTATTTCAACATCGGCTACTGACTTAAGTGGTAAATTCAAAGTTGTTCCATCAGGGAGAGTAGCACCAGGCTTGTTAAGAATCCTAGATATATTAGGGTCTGCTTTTTCACCAGCAAGGTCAGCAGTAATAAGACCAACAAGGTTCTTATCTTTCTCTGCTAAATTCCTAGCAAGTCCTGAGAACTCTTCCCATACTCGCTTATATCCTTCAGCCGTTGGAATTACATAAGCAGCCTTTGGGCGGCGCTTTGCGCCATAATATAAACGCTCCATTGGGAATGGATTCTTTGCTCCGAATGCCAACACTTGAGTGTTAAGTTCAACCTCAGCGGCTGCCTTAGCATCTCTATCGCTCATACCTTGAGCCTTATATTTATCAACAGCATTTCTAAAGTATGTTGAAAATATGCTATCAGGGCGAGAATCAATTACAGCAGGGCTGCCAATTGGAGAACCAAACTGCCAAGCGGCTTTTTCTAAAAATTTCTTTTTGGCTTCGCTAGTCACTGATTTATCTGTTGGTTTTTTACCAAGCCCCATATCATATAAAGCCATTTGGTAGTTCCACTCAGAAGTATATGAGTCAACCCATTCTTTCTTTGAGTCATCTCCATTTAGATATAGTAAAAAATTTCTAGCCCAAGCGGGAGTAAATGCTTGAGTAGCAGCCTTACCTAAATCAGTTTCAAGTCCATATGGAAATAATTCTTCATAAGAATATCCAGGTAGTTTACCTAATGTTTCATTAATTGATTTTCTAAGAATTTCATCGTTGCCAGGTTTAAGAGCCAATACCTGCCCAAGGGCAGCAGGAACTATGTATGAAGGACCAGCAAAGTTAGCAAGGAAGTTTATGGCTCTAGTTCCAACCATAACTCCTTGACCTTGTTTTAATCCAAGTTCTTTGGTTCCTGGAATCATTAAATATTCTGCGTCTAAAACATCTTCAACTGGATTTCCGTATTTATCTACACCAAAGGAATTATATATTCCATAGTAAGAGTTAAGGAATCCAGACATACGTTGAGGTGCCTTAGCAGCAAAACGAGTATAGCGATAAATACCACTAGCAGATGCTGCGGGGAATGAAAGAACTGTACGGGCTGCAAACAACGCTCTATTCTGACGACGAATCGAATAGAATGTCTTCTCTGCTTCTTTAACCATTTCAATCGCTGCTGCTTGGCGAACAGAGTTAGCAGTTCCTGTTGTAATATCATAGCCTTGAGATGCTAATAATTCTAGTTTTTGCGCTGTGCGTTGTTTTAACTCTACACTACCCCAAGCCCAACGGATTAAATTTTCAGGAGCAGAAAGAGCAGACCAGGCTTTACCTGTTAGCCTGTCGAATCCATCTAAGAAGCCTTTGGCCTGCATAAGAGGCGTTGCGTATTTATTCTCGAGTGGATTAATCGGAGTTAATCTATCTAGTTTATCGCCAAGCAATTGGGCTAATTGATTACCGCGAACTTCACCTTGGAGCGCAGCAGCCTTTGCCTCTAGGGTCGGTAGATAACGATTAACGTATGAAATCTGGTCATCGATAATATCTATGATATCTGAAGCATCTCTGCCGAACTCATCTGCATAAGCACGCCCTGGGCGTTTTAATCCCCAAGTTTGAATAATCTCGTCACGAGAACGACCAGCAAGAATCTGGTCAATCAGTTGGTCTCCACGCATATAGTTATTAACTGTATATGCTAGTTCATCAAAATACAATGGATTAGTAACATCGGTTATGCCATTAGCGGTACGTCGACCAAGCATTTGAGTGCGAGTAGCGAACTGTTTATCACCAAGTATTTCTATTTCGCGTGTATTACGGTTAGATATTTCAGCCTTGTAAGCGGTACCTAAATGATTCTGATTTTCAAGACGAGGAAGTGGAACAGTTTGTCCATTACTTAAAACATAATTTTCTTCTTCTTGGCTTCCACGTCTGCGAATTCTGGCATTGTCTACAACAGAAAACTCATCAGCAAGTTCTTTGCGGGTTGGGCCCATAGAAACCAGTAATGCATCAATATCATCATAAGCATTCTTAACTGCAGCATTTACTGTATTAAGGTCAGGGGCTAAAGTGTTAATATCTCCTGCAGCCCTAGTAATAGCCAACTCTGCAGCACGGATTTCGCCAGCAATCTTAGGGTCTTTTAATGTCTTAAGATATTGAACTCGGCGAATCAAACCATAAAGAGTTGGAACTTCTTCTCTTTGTAGACCAAACTCTCGCGCCCTTTGGCGCATTCTTCCTTCTAGGTTATTAATCAATCGTTCTGCTGCACGAAGGTCATCTGCTACTTGAGCAGCATTCTCTGCCCTAGTTACTGGAGAGCGAGCCCCAGTATTAACAAAAAACTCAACCCATTCGGCTACAGCGTTATCGACTATATCTACAGCCTTGTCATACTGTTGTGTCAACAAAGCATATTCTTCTTTAATAGCCTTGCGGCGAGCGGTGCTTTTAATATTAGCCTTATTTACCAACTGATTAAATCTTTGTCTATTATTGAATAAAGTATTTTTAACGAAAGTTTCTGTGCTATCAGTAATAAACTTAGAACCTTGCGACATAAGCGCTGCGTTAAATGGTTCAAAAATTGAGTTCTTAGGAATATATGCTGGACGAACCAATTGAGCAAATGAAAATATTCTGTTTCCGCCTTCAAAGAGGAAACGTCCAGCAGAAGTAAAGTTCATTTTTGTTGGACTAAGAGCGCCGTTAACTGAACTAGCCTCACGAACAATCTTGCCTACTGGAATCAATGGGGTAGAACTAGCAAGTTGGCGTTGAGTCTGTGGGTCAATAACGGTGCGAACACCACTTGGGTCCATAGCAAAAGAATCACGACGAAGGTCAGAGTGATACTTAGTAAGGTTTTCTGAAAACTCGTCAATGAATGCTTGGGCCTGATTACGGCTAAGACCCATTGTTGCTAAAGTATCAATTGCTACTTCTTTGTTTACTTGTTGAAAAAGTAGTTCTCTTTCTGCATCAGTTCTTGCTACTAAGACTTTATCAATAAGATTTCTGCGATACTCAGCAGCAGTAATCGTTGAACCGTTCTTAAGTTGCACTGCATTGGTACCACGAGCAAAAAGTGGAATATCATCTAGCCAAGCATTCAACTCTTCTATTGCATCTCCAGGTCTTAAACCTGAATGAGTTACAAATCCACGTGGAAGTTTACCGCCAACAAACTGAACTAGAGCAGTTGCAGCGCCTCCGCGCTTACCGCTTCCAATAAGAATCTGAGATATACCGCCTACATTGCTATAGTCACGAACCTCTGTCGCTGCAGCGAGTTCTTGTTTTCTTGTGCGAACTTTGGCTACTGCTTCACGAACAATTGGAATTACTGGCTCAACTGGTTTGTATCCTTGACCAAGCACACGAGGCTGAGGTAGAAATGCGCCAGTTTGAACATCAAATTCATCACGTAAGAAAGCATTGAAGATACGTTCAGACTCTGGATTCTTAGCAATTGCATCATCAAATGCTTGGCTCCAACGTTCACGAGCCTGATTATTATATGAACGATATACGTTATTCTTCATAAATTCTGCAGATATTTCTGCTGCAGCATCTGATAAATACCACAAATCGTCAGCCTTCTTAGCCTGCATTAAGCGCTCTATTGCTGGGGCATAGCCCTTGTCAGCAAGAAGAAGGTCACGAACAAAGTTAGGGTCTTCAGTTTCTTTAACTAAAGCCGCTAAACGAGGGTTGTTAGTGTGAGGCTTTAGAATCTTATTAATAAGAACAATGTCTTTTGTATTCGCAAGATTAACTACATCAGTGCCAAACACAGTTGTTTCCCTACCAGATATTTGGTCATCTGCTAGTTTCTCTAATTTAGAAAGAGCATTCACATCGTAAACATTAAGTTTATTGCTTAGACCAGCGGCTCTTGCTGCGGCCTTTGCTGCTGAAAGGCTTATGCTTACTGAACCCATAACTGCTACGTTTCCAATTAAAGCATCAGTGAAACCAGTAAGCCAGCGACCTGTAGTGTTATCGGTAAAGTTGGCCTCAATATCTGCATCATTCCAAAGGTTAACGCGGTCAATATCTATTCCGCCATCTTCAAGAATTGCGTCAGATACTCCAGTAATATGAAATGGGTTTAGATAAGACTTTGTGAGGGCTACACCAAGAGAAACATCTTTGCTTCGATTATATGCAGTCTGGATATCACTAAACTGAATCCCTTTGCCGTAGGCATCATCTTCAAATAAAGGACTTTCTGGGTCAGTTAACAACGCTGCCGTTGATATTGGGCGTTTTACATAAGGACTAAATACTTTTTCTTCAGCAAGAATAGCAACTTGTAATAATGGGTCATAAACATTAACATCTTCTGCTGCAGTTTGCGCTGCATAATCAGCCATACCATCTTTAAGAAAAGCATTTAAATCAGTACCCGACTCACGTGATACCTGAGAGGCAAAACGAGTAGTTCCTATTTTTGCTCCAGCGCCAAGGGCTGCTGCGCTAGGCCCTGCTGCAACTTGTTTACCAATAGCACGAAAAGGTTCAGTTGCTGCTGATAAAGTTTTTCCACCTTGAGTCAAAGCCGATTTTAATCCCTGGCTAACTGGCTCTGGAATAGCCTGACCAATAGCCTTTACTCCACTAGCAACAGCCTTTGCTCCAGTTAAAACATCTTTAGTGTTTTGCTGTAAAGCCCTCTTAGCAATATTCCAAGGAGAAAGTCTATCGACAATTTTTTCCATAGCGTCTTTGTCGCCACCAAAAGATTTTCTAAAGTCACTCCAAAAAGACATTTAGAACTCCAAATATTCTGGGTTAAAAGTAGAAGGTTCTCCACCCTTAACATCTTCGTTGGTAATTTCTCTAATAAAATCATCTCTATCGGTAGGGCTCTGCCAAGGAACCATTGACAACATAAAAGCAATACCAAAGTTTTCGTAACCTAGTGAGTTACCGAATTTGTCAAGATGGTCGAAGAATGTATTCTCCATCCATCTCATTATAATATCTCCCGCAGTAGCGCATTAACCATTCTTTTATAAGAATCAGGCGCTCCTGGCAAACGTGCTGCGTTAATTAAATCATTTCTATATCTTTGAATTAATTCAACATTTTCAATTTGACGACTATCAGGATTTAAACTCTTTGGAAGAGCCTCTTCTCCACGTCCACCACCAATAGGTGCACCATCAGAAATAGGTCTAAACTCAACTGGTTCAGAATCAAGAGGGTCGAGTGAACCTAAAAGTTCAGCAAGTCCCATTCCGCTAGGAACTTTTGATGCTGGATTAGCAGCATTCGCAGTTGTTGATACGTTGCCACCTTGATTAATTTGTTGTGCCACAGCAGTATTTTCTCCTTGAGGAAGTCCAGACATACGAAGTTGTGCAGCCTTTTCTGTTTTCTTTGCTGCAAACTTTCCTGATTGACCATTGCCACCAGTAGCAGAAACGCTCATAGGATTGTTTTGTGATGCAGTAGGGCGTAATCCTCCGCTTACCATTACTTCTCCTCTGGTGTATATGAATATTCTTCAGCGCTTTGCAGCATACCTTTGGCTAACCAAGGGTTCATATTGTCGCTAACATCTGTCATTAAATATCGAGTGCCTTCAAAATCCGACCACTCGCTTACCAATACCCAGCCAGTGCATATCTGGCTATCTGAATCCTCTAACTCTTCAGCAAGGATTCTCATTGCGTTATCTATAGCATTATTAAATTTTTTCATTTGTATTGAATCTCTTCGTAGAATGGAGGTGCTGAATAAGCACTTACCTTAGAGGCTATCTCCATTGCCTGCATAGGCTCTGCTCCTGCGTATAGAGCACCTAAGGCAAAAGAACCTCCGCTGCCTATGGCATACATATTGTCTTCGTTCTTCATTACCGATAGGTCTTCGTCTATGTCGAAAAGTTCTCCACCGACTGATATCAAGAACTGAAATCTTGTCCCATCTTTTTTATCTTCATCAAAGTTATAACCATTATCAGTTAAGCATTTGCGTAGAGATGGCATCACCTTAGTAATCATAAAGCGATAAATATCTTTTTTGTCTTTTGTTGTAAACTGAGGTGGTATCCAAACGTTCTGGGCTATGTCGCAAGGGGCTACTTCGCCTGCTCCTGCTATTAGTAACGCCCCGCGTGATGATATCTTCTTCATCACCTTATGGGCATATATACGACCAGTATCGTCGGTGACACGACTGTCAGCAACAATTACGCTGTGGTCGTCATATTCAATGCCGATAATTGTTGTCACGTGTCCCCTCCTAAATTATCTTCGCCGAATACTTCTTACGCTTGCGTTTGCTTCACCAGCCCCTGATATGCTCGAGAGAAGACTTAGAATATCTGGAGCAGCCTCAGCAGGTGGTAATTCTACTGGTGCTTCACCAGGAAGAGCGCCTTCTGCTGGAGCGCCTAAGGGAGCAGGGGACGGTTGCTCAACCATTTGTTCGGTAGCCCCAGCAGAAGGAACTTGTTCTGCAGGTGCGAAGGTTTCTTCAATCGCATCTTCAAGGGCTACGCCTTTCTGGCGAGCCTTAATCACTGCAGCAATCTTACGAACTACATCGCTAGCATCTCCGCCTTGTGTTGCCATAGCAGGAATTGCTTGAGTGTATGCAGTCAAAGAACCAAGCAATGCTTGACGCATATTCTCAACTTCAATCTTCTCTAGTTCTTGCGTGACGTTAACTGTGAATGGAAGTTCACGCATAGCAAGGTCTTTGGAGATAAGTCCTCCACCTAGAGCCTGTAGCATAAAGATAAGACCTTGGGCTGGATTTAAACCAGCAAGCATTCCATAACGAACATCGGCTGAGTAGTCGCCCTTGATGTCCTTGGAAGGATTATAAGTAATTTCATATGGCGAACCAGAATCAACGCCACGGATTGTTTTAGAATCTGGGAAAATCTTCTCGTCTACTTCAAAACAAATCTGAATAACGTCACGAAGAGCGCTAGCAAAGATTGCTTGAGCAGACTTAACTTGGGTATCAAAGGCACCCATAAGAGCCTGCACGCCTTGTCCTGTGACAACAGATGCATCAATGTTACCTGTACGTCCTTCAGGGTAACGTGCACCTACACGCATTTCTTGATTGAGCAATGTCTGCTCTGTGAATGCGCCTTGTGGCAGAGTAAGTTCTACACGACGAACGCCCGCTGGGTTGTTTGTGCGGATAACCGCATCGCCACCAAGCATAAGTTCTTGAACGTCAGAAGGAAGAACAATAGGAGCCTGAACAGATTTCTCTGCTGCCTCCATAGCAAGAAGTGCAAAACGGTTGCGTAGCAACTGAATACCAATGATGTCATCAAACTGACCACGCATTTCACCATCAACAGATGGCTTACGTGCGCAAACAATCATCATTCTACCTAGAGGATTTTTAGCCTGAGATAAAACTAAATTATCTTTTGTAGGTAAATAGACAACTGATTGCTCTTGGTCGTAGTAGCGAATCATATCAACCTGTTGAGTTAGACTCTGCTCATAGCGAAGTTTGCCAAGCAGTTCATACTCAAATTCAGGGAACAAGGAAACGAGTTCGCCTAGTGTCATTGTGTAGCGTTTTGCAAAAGCAACGCAACGTCCATAGCGGTCAAACTCAGGGTAAGCACCTATTGGGTTTTCTAGGCGTATGCGCGGCAGTTTTGCTTCTTCATCCAATTCAATTACGAACGGGAGGAATCCATATGTTAAGTACCAGTCTGCTCCTTGATACATCTGTACAGATAAATCTGAATGAGCAAAATAGTTAGAGGCAATGCGAGTGCGAGTATCAGCAAATTTGCGAGCACGGTCAGAAACCGAATTCGCCGCGTTACAGTTAACCGCTGGTAGTGGCGCCATAACCTCTGATAGGTCTCGCGCAACAATATCAACAAAATTTGCCACGACATTGGCATCTACCCCATCTGGAAAGAAGTCAGGATATACGCTAGCAATCTGTCCTTTGCGTACAGCAAGGACGTCAAGATTGCGAGCATCCCTGTCTGAGGCGCGATAGCGAAGAGATTCAACTCTTGCTGCTACCTGTTCAATTGATAGTGCCATAGATTCCTATCCGTATGTATCTTGCCATTGCTCTGCAAAGGCATCATCTAAATTAATTGAGAATCTTCTCTCGGTTTGTGCTCTAGTCGCCCAGCGATTTTGAACCCAACGTTGTTGCGAAGTACTCTTTTGCATCATCTCACGTATGCGGATGACGGCAAACCATAAAGCCATTACGCAGTCTGTAGGGTTCTTAGTGTCAGGCTTCCAAGTAATTAATTGTTGCACTAGCGCCTTAAGACCTTCACTACCTTCATTACTTGGTAGTTCTATTAAGTTGTTATCCTGAAATCTTCCATCTCGTAGAGAACCAAAGAGACCCGCCATAGAAGCCACACCAAAGTTAGTATCCCACTTATTCTTACCAGTGAAGTGAGAGTTGAGTTGGCAGCCATACATCGAGAGCCAGTTGCGCAAGTCATCGTCGAGTGCGTAGGCTTTCTGGTGTGCGTTGATTTCAATTCGTAATTCCTGTGGCTTGTAGCGTTGCACCCAATCTTCGATAAGGGTACGAATCTTTGCAGGTGTTGGGTCTGTCATATTTACGCAATCAAGAACGTAAATCATAGAATCGACTTTGTTATAAGTTGCAACAACGGCTGCAGTATTACCAGTCATAGCAGGGTCTAGCCCTATAACGGTATAGCCCTCGAGGTGTTGTGGATGACCTGGAACACCTGGTTTAAGTGGCCCACGCTTTCGCATACCATTGACGCATCCTGCCACCGAGGCTGGCGCGAATATCGCGTCGTCTGTGACATCTTCTTGCTGATAGACCATAGCCCATATAGAGGGAGCAACTTCGCTTCTTCTTGTAAAGAGAGCGGGTCCGTCCCACTTTGGGTAGAGTCCATCTTTATCAATCTCATCATCTCCGCCTTCAGCGCGGTCAGTCTTAGGCCATAAGGTTTTCCAGTTGGCAGGCTTCTCATCAAACTCGAGGACTGCTGGCATAGCGCAGTAAGTGAATGGCGATTTCCCACCAGTCCAGTTAGAGCCGTCCCTTATCTGTTTGTATAAGTCGACAGGAGCAACACGGGTTCCTACGATTAATAGTCGCCCGTGTCGTCCCAAACGCGTGATGACTTCTTTTTGAAGCCATTCAATTTGCTTCTCCCACTCGTGGGAATTTGAGTTCATCACGACATCATCGAGGATAATCAGGTCAGCGCGTGCACCGTAGATTTGGCTACCAAAGCCTAGGGCTTGAACCGTAGGGTCTTTTTCGCCAGAGTCTCGACCTGTGCCTAGATAAATCATATCGGCGGACCACGTAGGCGAGTCCGCTTTATAGCCACCATTTGGTCCAAAGGCTGTCTGGAGTTTAATCCAGGAAGGGTGGCTTAGCCTTGTCTTAATTGCTGAAAGGAACTTACGAGCCATACCCTGAGTCTTAGAGACCAGAATGATTCTTATGTTAGGGTCGGTAGCAATTCGGTAGGTGACGTAGTTGATGGTCAGTACCGTGGACTTAGCGTGCTCAGGAGGAACGTTAATTAAAACTCGGTTATCAGCATTCTTTTCAAAAATCATACTAGGGTGGACCCAGCGGGGCTCACGACCTTCAATCAGGTCAATCCAGTCAAGTTGATGTGGAAACAACTTGGTGTCTAGGAACTGCTCAGAGAATTCCTCAAAGGTAATATCCTTTAGGTTCTTAAAGTCGGCCTTAACGCCCTTGCCCTCTAAACGGGCCTTGTCGGCTCTTTCCTTAAAGTCAGGGCTAGCCATTGTCCATTGGCGGAAGGTAACCTCATTGCGGTTAACCGACTCCATAGCGGCCTTGATAGTGCTACCTTGGCTCAGTTGAAGGAGCACCCGCTCCATAGCCTCGCCCTTTGGGATGTCTACTTTTCCTGCTTTTCGTCCCATCAGATACCCCCGTTAAAAACTACTATAAACGGCCCTTTATAAACGGTCAGAATACGGGCACCTTGGTCTATATATATAATATTAATATATATTATATTAAGTCGCGTAGCCCGCAAGAGGCGGAGCGACGCTCCTATAGATATATAAATATCTATACATATAAGAAAACCTGTTCAAATCGTAAAACCGAACAGA